TTCAAGACATAATTATAATCTGTCTTAGTTTCTGCTACATAAGATATAAAAGATTTCTTTTCTGCCATATAGTGACTCCAGTGTTACGACTATTTATCAGAGTTTTCTAAATTAGCGGACACTATATATTTTAGAAGTTCGTTTCTATCAAATTCCCCGCCTCCTGCATGTTTTCTTTCGCCATTTCCTTGATCTAAATCGACCTGTTCAGCTCGAACCTTCTTTAGTTGCAAGTCAATCATCTTAAGCTTTCTTTCGGCTTTTGCATTCTTGGCTTCAAGGGCAGTTTTGAGCATCTGTCCTGCAACTTCGTAAATCTTACCTGCATGCAGATCGGGCACGTTTCCTCCGAGTACAATTAGATCTTCGAACGTCTTAACTGCTTTTGCAGCAATCGAATCCATCTCGCTATCATGCATATCCAACCCCACCACTGTAGGGAGTGCGAAATCGACTTTCTCTGCTGTAGTGAGTGATGAATAAATTTCTTTAGCTTCGACCATTAGCTCTTCCCTAGTTTTCGATGGTGATTCTTCTTCTACCACCGGTTTATCACTAGTGGGTAGATTAAAAAATTCTTCCATTTTCTTCGTCATTAAGCCTTCCCTTTTGGATTATTGAATATATTTCCTTCATTCATAACCCTAAATGTCATGCCATGATTTCTAGCAAACGCTTGTGCCGCTGCCCATTTAAAGGTATTCAATGCGACCGCTGCCTTAGCCTTTTGAGACTTTGCTTGTTCTAAGAACGTCTCCTTGGCTGGCTTTACCTCAATAATCTCTGCTCTCTGATTACCTTTAGCGTCAACATAAGTTACCACAAAATCAGGCACATACACGGTATATTTACCGGTAAAGGGATTCTGGTAGGGGATTTTAAGGGATTCGCTTGCCCAACTCATAATGTTTGGATTTACATCAAACATCTGCATTACTTTGAATTCCCAGGACGATCGGAATATTATAGGATAGGTTCCTACATACTTGCTAGGATTTACAGGTTTATATTGTCCTTGAACATAAGAGCGCATTTAAGACCTTATCTGACGTGCCTGTAGGCTGTATCTGTTATCAACTGTTGTAACAACACCTACTTGGTTTCCTGGATCTCTAAGAATATTAAAGGATCTATAACCATCGGCAGAAAAAACTAGCTTGCCTGCTACTTCCGATTGTTCCAGCAAGGTTTGAGTGGAAATGCCTAAAACGTTAGCCATATCTATTGTTAATGCCGACATTGCATCAGCATATACGGTACTAGCTCCACGAGACAAGAAATAACACCTTGTCGTGTTGTAGGTAGTTGATGAATAATTACCAACTACACCGCCTCCCAAGAATGCCTGTGATACCGAACCGGCACTAGGAAATGTGGTGGGTCCAGTTGCATATTTGAATGTATTGGTAGGATTACCATTTACAGATCTAACAGTCTTCTGCGTACCAAAGTAGGTAAGCATCTGCGAGCTTGAACGACCGATAGATGGAATATTTGAATTAGCCACCCGGATTACCCCCGATTCTATTCATATCCTTATATGCTGTAGAAAGTTTCTTGGCTGCCGAGTTAAATGGTCTAGTTACTATTGCGGCCGCTGTTGTAGGATTATAAGGAGTCGGAGATATCTTTGCCAATCCATCTAATGCACTGGCACTAACTCTTCTAACAACCTTGTCAGAAAGAAAAGATCCAGTGACTCCGCCAAGAGCAGCCTGGGTGTTCTTACCAATTCTCTGCAGGATGGGATTATCGGATTGCAATAATGGATTATTGGATTCAACAAAGTCCATTAGTGTGGTATTAAATGCTAAAGCCGGCAGTTCCAGGAACTCTCCATGGGTAAACGGCTCAATGGATGAATTATTATTTGTTTCTCCACCGGTATTCTTAGCCTGATTAGTTAATTGCATATTTTGAATTGTATAATATGCATATTCATACTCAAATGTAAATGTTAATTCAAGCGTCTTATCAACCCCGGCATAATTTAGGACATCGTGGGTAAACGCTGAAATTCTAGGATTTACTAGGGTTACCTGGTTGAATCTTCCACCATGCACCTGATAAATGTCGATTGTTTGAATTAAATTCCTGATATTCTGAACGGTAGGTAAATTAAAACCAAACTTGTGATTATCGATAGTATCCGATACTATATTCTGTAATGCAGCTTTTAGACCTACAGTATTTGTCGGTGAATTTCTACCTGTCGGGGCATTACTCTGAAATAAATTTCTTACACTAGCAGGTAAATTAGCAATATTTGGATTCAACGACGGTGTTATGTTATGTATTAGACTTTCAACCGAATATGTTTTATTTGGTTGCTGTGTCTGCTTAGCCTCATTCATTCCCGGTTCGGTGCCATCAGCAAAATAGTACCTATAATACATTTCCCAAAACTTTAATGTCTTACCATCGGCCACATCATGAAATACAACTTTTACCGGTTCAAAAGCAATCTTAGTCTGACTGAGTCTTTTTCTGTTATATTGATTTAAGGGAGTTGTCTCAATTTTCATTGAAGGCATTTCAATAGACTTAACCAATGGTGCAATTTGTGCCCAACTTGGATTATTGAAATAATCAGAAATATATTGTCCTGCGGTCCCTACATTATTGAGATTTATGTTAATGTAATACTCAAACGGAAATCTTGGCTGATTTCTATAAAGTGCCTGACCGTCCTGGTTGAAATTATAGGTAGCATGGCGCGAGCTCTTCTCATAGAAGAACCCGAGCCCTGTTAGTGATGTAAATAAACTCGAGAAGCTAGGCACTAAGCCACCTCCAAAAATCCGCTATTAAGCGAATGTAGTACCACCAGTTGGGCTGGCAATATCTGGATATGGGTTTCCGCCGACTGTTGTTCCGTCGTTTGTATTTGGTCCCGAAACGTTTGTTGCGTTATCGAAACGAATTGTTAGTGTAACGATATTTGGATCACCACTTGCGTAGTCACCATCACCGTAGGCTGCATCATGCAACCAGCATCCATCAAGGACCCACGACTCGAGCTGTTCGTTATTGGTACCATCAAGCGAATGAATTTCCATTGCGAATTTGTAGTTGATACCCGCTACAGCACTTGTCTGTTCAAAGTGATTCATTTGCTTCTGAACTTGTGCGCCAACTGACGAAATAACCGCATTAGTGATATCATCACGTAATGTAATTTCGATCATATCAAATGTATGCTTACCTTGAATCCACGCTACAGAATTGTACGAGTGTAATTCTGCTTCTGACCAACTAATTTTTGGTCGTGTGCATGTTACAACATTGGCAGTCATTTCGCGTAATCCATTATTCTCGCCGAAGTTCTGCCAAACAACTCTGAAACGGTATTTTTGCTTGGGATGCAAAATGCCAAGCTTGTTTCCATCTAATGGAATACCGAATTTTGCTAAATTTGCCATCTTTTTCTCCTGCCTTAAAAGCTAATACTATTTATCAAATCTTAGAAATTTTTATTCAGCCGATATTCCTGCAAAGTTTCGTATCACATACGATTCGCCGATATCAGCGTAGCAAGAGTACGGAAGAATACCACATCCGCGATGGCCCCATCTAAGACCCAATGAATTTGCTATGATCCAAACGCCATTATGAAGCCTATCATCATATCCCACTACTGTCACTGCATGACCTTGCGCGGGCCTATTATCATTTTCATTTACAGGTTTATAAACCTGTTCATGCAGTTCTCCACGCATACTCCAAAATAAACGACCTGTATGCATTCCAATCACGACAGGAATTCCCCTATCGAGCATTGAATTAAAGTTACTAGGGTTTATATTTTCATAGGCATTGATTTTGTATTGTGCATTCTGTACTGCTCTAGGATTTGGTTCGTGGTCAACCCTGTGCGGGCTAAATGGCCAGAATTGTTCTTTGCATGCCCCATACATAGATAATGCATCAAACGTAGATTTTAATTCAGCGCCCTTTTGCCCGAGTCGTCCTTGCAATTTGCGGGTCATATAATAGACGAATAATCTTGATAAATTAAGTGGTTTATTAGCTTTTGCAGATATAATCTCGGCAGCAAGAAGGACTGCGCTCGCTGTGCAACACCCAACATTGTCTTGTGACTGCATATATTTGATATGCTCTCTTAGATCAACCATACAATATTTATCACAAAAAAGAATACCGGCAATGCCGGTATTCTGTAAAAGTCAGCTATTGATTAAATTGCCAAGCTCGAACCAGTGTTCTTAATTCTGATTGGAATATAGATGTATTCAATTGCCTTAACTGGTTGAATTGCAATATCAATCCATAATTCGTTTCTATCGATACGAGCTGGTGTGTTATTGCTTAGGTCGCAAACAACCAAGAAGTCATACAATGCACGTAGAGTGATAAGTTCTGATAGGAACCTGTCAAATGCATCCTTAACTGCCTTACGTGTTGTTGAGTCATTAGGCTCAAACAAGAATGGCTGTGCAA